TTTAGCTTCTCGAACATATACCTGATATTATCTGCTCTAAAATTAACTAATAATTCAACAATAATCGGTCTAGCAGGATAGTATGAGCCATCTAACCATGAGCCATCCGTTCCAACTTTCTCAGTCATAGTGTTGACGGGGGCAATTAACCCCCGTCCTGTCACATTAAGAGTTTGAATATCGTATGTATCGTCAAGGTTTATTCCGTTGACTATTGTTTTAAGGTTATTTTGATTATTTTTAGCTGGTTTATTTAGATCTACAAATTCATACATTATCCATACTCCTCTTTTAATTCCAACTCTTGATTGATCGTACTATTTATATCTGCGGCAAAACCTCTGTACGCTTTTTCGCCAAGTTTTAGTACAATTTCAAGCGGCATAGGAGCAACACTAAAGCTTGCGTTGTAATTGCTTGCCATACCGTTCAAGCTNTCAATTCTTGACATGTTAGGTACCGCAGCAAGCGCAAGTCTTTCAGCTTCAGCCATAACCGCTTTCCGCTTAGACTCCATTCCCTTAACTATTCCAAGGCCAGTCATTTCACCTGACCAAGTAGTTACATCAGATGGAGATTTGATTTTTAGTGATCTGTTGATAGTTGCTGCGACATTTGCTCCAATATTGTTAGCTAATCGGTAAATTGTTCCTGCAGTGCTCGAAAGTCCGTTGTAGAATCCCATTCCTGCATAATATCCAGACGATCTCATTGCACTTGGAAGTCCCGAGAATGCTGAAATAACACCGCTAGATATGTTCCTTGATACCGCAATCACCACTCCGGATGTTGAGCTAAGTCCACTTGACATAGCGCTACCAGAATTTCGCACATTTGTTGCTGCATTTCTCATTGCAGCCGAAACTTCAGACTGAAGATTGTTAAATGCAGATACTGCTGTTTCTCTTGTTGCTGACGACTTTGAGGATGTATGGCTTTGAATCTGATCCCAACGGGAAGCAATTTGTGATCTAGTTGTTTCCATTTCTGAGATAAGTCTTGATCTCAAATTCTGATATTCGCTAGTTACAGCCCTACTTGTATCTTGCGATTTTGACTGTGCATCAGACTTAATCCTGTCAAATGACCCTCTAACAGAAGCCTCAAGATTAGATAAATCTACCTTACCTGCACCTTGTTCCAATCCGTCAGTGTATACTTTAATGTCTTTTTGACCTTGCGACTTAAGTTTTCCTTGATTGCTAGTTGCCTGTGATGTAATTGCATCCGTAGAAGTATCAACAATCTTTAGATGCTGCTTCTACAGCAGACTTACCTTCAAGAATTCCTTTAGCAATGTCTTCTGGAGGCTTTGTCCCAAGCGCAACATAATCTTGTGCATCAATACTCGTCTTAGCTGCTTCGGCAGCAGCATCCATCCCTGTACCAAACGCCGTCTCAAGCTCTTCTAACTTGCCTCTAGCACTTTCGTTGAGTTCGTCAAATGAACCGAGAGTGCCACCATTTAGCAAAGTTAACTCATCCAAGAATGACTGTGCCTGAGCCGCTCCGGCAGGACCCATCTTCTCTAGTTCTCTGATTAAACCTTCAGATACACCTGCTCTCATCAATGCATTAACATTGGTTGACCATTGATTTGTAGCAGCAGCATTTTTCTCTAGGTTCGCAATGTACTGATCTAGTGAAATTGCTGTTTCTTGTTCTAATACCTTAAAACCACTTGTTGTAGCTTCTATATGTTCTTTTGCAATGTCAGTTGCACTTTTTAGCGCTTCTTCTGCACGTTTAAGTTGCTCTTCGTGGATATCTGCCCATTCTTCAACTGACACTTCCATTGCATCAGCTGCAGCAATTATCTCTTCGGCAGACATATCGTACTTGTCTGCATAATCAAGGATTTTTTCACCTACTTCATCAAGTGTTAATCCTTGTGATTCAGTGACAGAAATTATCTCTTCTGCAGTCATGNCATACTTTTCAGATAGACTGTCTAGCTGAGCTTCAATCTCTTCATAAGACTCTCCTGTGCGATCCGAATAAGCTACTACTTCATCAACAGCATCACCATATTTTTTTGTTAATACATCTAATTTTTGAGCGTGCTGGTCAAGAACTTCTTGAGCTCCTTGAGCTGCATCTTGTTCTTCTTCAAGTTGCTCAGTTAGCATCTCTATTTCGATAGTATTAAGTCCGAGTGATTCAGCAAGATCATTGTAAGAATCCATGAGTTCTTGGGCCTGTTTATTGACCTTAGGACCACCGGTTAACCAGTGTCTCTCGAAAGCAGATCCGTCATTAACCATTTGGACAAGCAATGCGCTATATGTTTCGAGTTGGAACTCTGCTACTGCTTGTGTTCTTAATAGTTCGTCTCTATATTCTTCAAGTGCATTTGATTTGGCTAGCTCTTCTTGAGCGTTAATTACTTCTCGGTATTTATCTGGATGAGTATCAAGCGCTGTGCCAGTCTCATCAAGCTGAACATTGAGTTCCGGATATTTCTCATTAAGATGCTGTACTGCGGCTGCCATGGCTTTTTGCTTATCTGCAGTGCCCATTGATGAATTTTGNAGTTGTTCTAACTCATCAATTAATCTTGTCTGTTCTTCAGCGTTAGCTCTAGCTTCACCTAAATTTGATTGATAAGAAGCAGATAGATTATCTGCAGCACCTGCGGTTTCATTCATTGCAGTTGCAGCTTGGCCAGCTTTCTCTCTTGTTTTATTAAATTCTTCATTAGAATTATTCTGAGCATCAGTAACTTTCTTCATAGCAATAGCAAGTGCTCCTGCAAGAACAATAACCACACCAATAGGATTAGCTGCAAGTGCAGCGTTCCATGCATATTGTGCAGCCGTAGTGACTGAAATTGCCCCTGTTAAAACTCCGTGAACTATCGCTTTAGCTGAAAGAGCCCCGGTCTCTCCAAGAATCGCCATTTGCTGTGCTGAAGATAGCGCAATTGATTGTACTTTCCCTGAAGCATCAGTTTGTTCTAGCGCAATGTTAAGCTTTTTAGCAGCTGCCCTCATGGTCTCTTGCATGGTCTCATTGTCCATTGCACGCTGATATAGTGCTGAAACTGCAATTGACTTAGTCTTATCACCTAAAAGCATCTTTGTATATGATGAAGTCACTTGAAGTGAATTCTGCATCTTGCCAAAAGATGTCGTAAACGCGCCTGCTACTTTACGACCGACTAAAATTCCAACAACAACTGATAAATCTTCAAAATGTTTCGCAGCAAACCCTGCCACTTTACCAACACCTTTTAGAACTTTTTCAGTCGATCTTCCAAAATTAGTAACAGTATCTTTCATACCTGGAAGATCAGCTGAAGATCTAGCATCTTCAACTTCTGTAATGATTGCTTGAACTCCGCGTGTAACGGCGGCTCTCATATTTGCTAAAGAGCCTTCCCAACTAGCTCCCGCTTCTTTAGCAGCACCTGCAATCTTGGTTACACCATTTGTACCTTCCATCATGGCGGTAGTTACTGTGTCAACGAAATCTTGAGCTTTGATTTCTCCTTTGGATAGCGCATCTTGAACTTCAGTTGAGCTACGTCCGGTAGCTTGAGCGTATATACCAACTGCGTCAATCCCGGCATCAAACAGCCTATTAAGCTGATCCATACCAACAGTGCCCTTAGTAACCATCTTGCCTATTGCATCAGTTACAGTTGCAAGTTGTTCGTTCGTACCTTTGCCATAGAAGGCAACAGCATCTCCCCAAGCTTCTATAGTCTTAGTCGCTTGGTTAACTGTCATACCACGTGTTACAAAATCTTGTACACCTTTAGCAGCAACATCAAGCCCGTAAGCTGTTCCAAGAACAATGTTATTTGTTTTGTCTAGAGCTTTGTTGGCCTCTTCACTAGAACCGGTCATACGTTCCATAGCTCTACCGAATTGATCAAATGTGTCAATTCTACCCATTGCACTGCCAACAGAACTTTTAATTAGATCAAAGCCTTTTGCAATTAAAGTTGTTACTCCAATTGCAGTTGCCATGCCAAGCATAGAATCTTTGAACGTTTTTGTATTGTTCGAAGCACTCAGCATATGATTTGATGTTTGATCGATGCTATTACTAGCGGCCGGGAGTTTATTATTAAGGGAGTCTAATGCTCCTGATGCTCTTTTAAGTGTCGCGGAGTAACCGTTATCTGTTGCAGTTAATACCGCTTCAACAATATATCTTTCAGTCATTTATTCCCCTTTCTTTAAATTCCCTAACGTTTGATGCGACTTGATGTAATCTGCCAAACACATCTTCTTTTTGTGGATCGCCATAGATCTCTTTTTCGATTTTTTCAATATCTACAAAATCTGTAATTTCGTTGTATTTATAAACAAATTTATTTTTGCCAACTTCTTTTGTTTGTTTGGCTTTTCGGTTATAAAGTGCTGCCATTGCAACTAACCTGAGCTGGTCATGCTGTCTAAGAATCGCAGCATCCATTCGCATATCGTATTCTGCAGAAGTCATTCGTCTTAACTGAAGCAAATCATCAGTTATGTATCTTAAGCCTTCAGTTAGAATTTTTTTATATACAAAAGCGCTTGTTAGCCTTGGTTTCTCATCGCCACCAACTCTTGACCTAATTTTGCGAAGAGCGCTAGCTGATCCTTCGTCATTGAAGAGTTCTCCAATAGCAACAAAAAACTTCTACACACCTCTTCTACATCCCAGCTTTCAAATTCTTTCTCGATATCTACTACAGCAGGTTTGGATTTAAGTGTGTTGGTTGCTGCCTGAATGAAGTTTAAGATTCCAATAGGTGAGAGCCGTTGCAAGTCTACATATACAGCACCAACACCCATTGCGAATCCATCCGGATCTTTCGGATAGCGTTTATCTAATTCACGAATAAAATCAAAGCCTAGAAACAATTCATATTCCTTGCCGGCTATTGTGATTGAGTTGATTATTTCTTTTATCTCAGACATTTCTTCCTCCTAAATAAAAAAGGGACGGTAATTCCGTCCCCTAATTGCTAAGAATTTTTCCTTAAGGTGTTGGCGTATATTCTTCCAGATCACGGAAAGCGTATTTAATCGCTTCTTGATCTGCCTTGGAAAGAGTAACTTTACCTTCCACCGGATTGTAGTTGATATTCAGCGTAGTGCTAATGTCTACTGTTCCGGATACATTCTTAGGAAGCGACCAAGATTGTAATAATCCTTGCATATAAGTTGCACCGAATTCTTGCTCACCTGTTTCTGTAGGCTCCCCTCTTTTATCTGATAAGTTGACCTCCCAGCACTCTAATACATCACCTGCTTTATACGCTTCATAGAGCATCTTATTGACATCATCAAGCGTTGCCACTGCTGAAATATCTAGCGTGTTGTTAATTGTTCCGGGAGAGTTTACGACCCCATCCTTAGTTTCTGTTTGTTCTGTTGAGCGGTCACTATTAAGTGTGTGTTCAATTTGAAGCGCTAATTTGGCTGCTTTTTCTGTCTCGGCATCTTTTAGATTCCTGAAGTACAAAACGCTATCTACACCAAATTGCGCCATAGCTGTATTTTTATCTGCCATTTAATAAGTCCTTTCCTTAAATAAGTTTAAATGTTAAAAATAATCTGCCATGCCATAGTGGCACAGCGGTTGATTGGTCTTGGATAATTGAATAATCTGTTGAGCTACAAAGAGGTCTCACACCTTTGATGTTCACCTTTGCTGCTGCAACAATTAGATTTGTTCCTATATTAGCTACTTCTCGTCTACTTGATTCATCCCCGTATATGTCTATATACACATCAATATCGCCAAGAAGCAGCGTCTTTGTTGGATTAACTCTGAGCTGAGTTGATTGAACTACTACAAATGGATACGAGGTGTTCTCAGGGGGTAGAAAATCATAAGTGTCATAGCCTAGTTCTTCACTGATTTCAAAAAGCTTATCGTAGATTAATTGACTAGCACTCATTTCTTACCTCCTAAAGTTCTGGCCATATCTTTTATAAACTCCGGTTCAATCGCTTTAAGTGCTGGCCGTAACAAATGGCTGGGCACTCATAAACCTTGTTCCAAGTTCAACATAAAAAGCATATTCTGTATGTGGTCCCACAATGCCTTCTAAACCACCTTTTTCAAAACGTGGTCTGATTGATCTTTTGGTTGCGCCAGTAGGTTTTTTGAACACTCTACCGACACCTTTTTCCCACCTATAATGTCCCTTAAATACCGCCCTACGCTTCATATTTTCATCAAGGTTGGCCGTATTCCTAGAAATGACCCTTCTAGCCATTCGCATTCCTTTTTCACCATCAAGCGCTGAGGATAATGCTTCAATCCCCCGTATTTCCATTCCCATAACATCACCTCTTTAAAGCATCAATAACCGTCTTGTGACGGTATACCATGACACGTTCAATCTTGTAGGTCTCTTCATCAATAACTACTTCGTTAACTGATTGCAAGCCTGAAGTTGAGTCTAACCGTAATTGCCTGTTGCATAG